TCAAACATTCCGAACATGTACGGCATCCACCTGTGCCCACATTTTGCCCACATCCTGCGAAGCGACCTGCACGGCGGCGTCGATGGTGCGCGCCACATCATCCAAATCGGAATCGAACAGATCCGCGTACACGTCCAACGTCATGGCCGCCGACTTGTGTCCAAGCATGCGCTGCAAAGCCTTGATGTTCGCGCCGGCATGCACCGCGATGGATGCGGCCGTATGCCGAAGGTCATGCGGCGGCAGAGGCTCCACGCCGGCCCTCCTGCACGCGCTGACGAACCACGTACGGTTCGATTTCGCGCCCGCGGCAGACTGGTTGCGTGGAGGACGGCCAAGATGGTCACGGAAAACCCAATCGGACGGCCCCTTGCCGGCCAGCACGGGAAGCAGCGCCTCGCCGACTATGGATGGCATGGGCACGTCGCGCATCTCATGCGACTTCGGCGAGGTCTCCGACCATTCGCTGCCGATGCGCGTAACATTCCGCCTGACGTGTATTCGGCGGCGTCCATAGTCCACGTCCTCCACCCTCAAGCCGCACATCTCGCCCCAACGCAGGCCGCACAGCCCAAGCACCAGCACGAGCGCCTTGCGGTCGGTCGGCTGGATACGCGCCATGCCAGCCTCATTCGCGACGGCGAGCAATTGGTCGATGGTCAGGTACCGGTGCAGTCTCCTGCCCTCGCGCCTGGGCAGCGCGAGTTCGTCGGTCGGATCCTTGGCGATGAGCCTGTCTTTGACGGCGAGATCGCAGATTCCTTTGAGCACGCCGACGATCTTGAGCACCGTGGATGGTGCCAGTTTTTCCGCCTTGCCGCTGATAAAGGCCTGTAATTCACGGTGTGTGATGGAGCCTATCTGCCGTGCCGCGTATTCCGGCTCCACGTGCGTCTTCCAAGTGGCTTCGTCGGTGCGGATGGTGTTTGGCTTGAGGATCGGACGTCGTGAGTCCATCCATTCGGCGTAGATGTCGGACACCAGGGCGCGTCCGGCCGACTGGTCCACGAAGCTGCCGTCCCTTTTGGCGGCGTTGACGTGCTGGTCGCCCCACGCCTCGGCGTCCATTTTGCGGCGGAATCCTCTTTTGCCGGTCGGCGCTCCGTCCGGCTTACGGTATCTGACTTCGTATCTTTTACCGGCTTTGGTGGCATATTGGCGGATCGTGTAGGCCATGCTGGTCTCCTTTTGCTGACATGGCCAATTATAAGAGAGGCGGAGCCTTGCATTGCCCGGCTCCGCCTTGTCCATCGTGTCAGCAAAGGACGATTCCAGTCTAGTGTGCGACACGCCAAACTTGATTATTACCGCACTTGCGGTAATATAAGAGTGTCAGCAAAGAACAAGCAAGGAACACAAAATGGCACACTACGACATCACCCACACCTGCGGACACGACGAACGCATCGAACTCTTCGGCAAGACCAGCGAACGCGAACGCCGCATCGAATGGCTCCAAGAGCGCCCCTGTACGGAATGCTGGAAGAAGGAACGCGCGGCCGAGGCCGAAGCCCGCAAGAACAAGGAAGCCGCCATGATCGTCGAGAAGCTTGGCAACGACGCCGCGGACGCCGTCAACGCCCTCTCCAATGCCTCCTGCCCCTTGGAAGGCAGCGCAAAGCAGGTCGCATGGGCCGAGGACATTCGCTCCAAGTGCATCGCCCGGGCCCTCGATCGGTTAAGCGACCTTGTGTCACGACTCCCCGGCGAGGCCACCGCCCAGCAGTCCGCCGCCCTCGCCGCCCGCTGCAATGCCATCGTCTCCGTGATCGCCAACAAAACGTCGGCGGCATGGTGGATCGATAACCGCGACGACATTGACAAGGCGGTTGTGCGCGAAGCCGTCAAGTCACTCGCCTGACCAGAGCGAAATGTGATACGATGGCGTTGTCGCACCGGAATGTTGAGTGTCCGGTTGAAACAGCTTCGGCTCAATCCGAAGCGCGTGGATTGAAATTATGTGCAATATGTGTGGATTGACATCACATATCAGGCATGTTTTGATGTCGCGAAACGCCTCGGCTTCGGTCGGGGCGTTTTGTTTTATCGAACGAATGGACGAAAAAACAACATGGAGGTACACGGATGACTTTGCGTGCGATGCGCGAACGTGCCGGATTGTCGCAGCAGGATCTGCGCGCGAGGGTCGGAATCAATTCGATTTCGTATTTCTGGGCTTTGGAGGCATGGGATTGCACGCCTCGTCCGAAGCGCGCGCGGGATCCGCATACGATGCGTTTGGATACCGCGAAAAGGGTGTCCGAGGCGCTTGGCGTCTCCCTTGACGAGCTGTGGGATGGTTTGGATTGATTTCACGCCCGACATTAAGAAGGTCCTTGAAGAGAACGGTTATCGTCTCACGTCCGAATGTGAGACCGATGGCGATATCCTCTCGTTCACCTGCGTGAAGGACGCTTGACGGCCACAAGGCCGCGAAGCACAGGGCATCGAAGCCGGTTTCCAGCGACTTGCGAATACGCGCTGAAACGCAGAAAAGCCCCTCCCCCAGCATCAGCTGAGAGAGGGGCAGATTTAAAAACAGGGTGTGAGAATTTCCACAAGCACCCGAATGGGTGAATTTTCTTCCACCCGAGGTTGATTTTCCGGCGCGAGGTTGAGTCTCACACCCGCAAATCACTCACGGTCAGGCGTTGCGCAGCGGATTGTAGGCCACGCCAAGACCGCTGGCGATGAAGCCGGCCACGGTCGAGATGTAGCCGCCGACAGCCGCATCACCGAACGTCATGAAGCCAAGGCCGACGCACGAAGCGATCAGACCCAACACGTAGACCACGGTGCGTACCTGCTTCGAAAAAACAGGAGTGTACGCGCTATCGGGCTGCATGTTGTCGGTGCCATCCTCGCGCTCGTCGGTGAGATTGGCGATGGTTGTCTCCAAAGTGTTCTTTTCTGCATGTTCAGCCATTTAATTCCACCTTTCCTTCAGGCTTTGACGAGATACCAGGTTGACTTGTCAGCGGGAGCCAATGCGATGTAGCGCACTGCTCCGCTATACGCCGTGTAGCGGCCCCAGGTGTAGCCGTCCGCGACCGTGCCCCAATGGTCCAGATTGACGGTCTGGCCGTTGGAATAGGTGGCGACCACATTGCCGGATACGCTCGGACGGTCGCGCACGTTGAGCCCGTCCACGTTCACGCGGTACGTGCCCGGCAGCACGTTTGCGGCGGACGATGCCGTGGCGGACTGCGTCGGTTGGGCGGTGGGCGTCGGCGCCGTAGCGCCGGTCATCCTGTCGTACCATGCCTGGGCGCGAGCCATGTAGTCCGCGTTCTGGGCTCCGGAGAGGCTGGCCGGGCAGCTGGTGGATGTGAAGTCGGAGTGCGGGAAAACGTTGACGCGCCACTGTGGTCTGCCGAGGCCGTAATGCTTGCAGAGCGCGGCCACCAGATGCGCGCCGTTGTCCAACGTCGCCTCGCTCAACATCCACGGATCGGACGATATGTCGGCATGCTCCACGCCGATGGACGTGAGGTTCGCATTCCAATCACCCGCATGCCACGCCGTATCGGTGTCCCAGACGAGCTGCGTGATCCTGCCGTCCGCCGCCGTCTGATAGTGCGCGGAAGCCTCACGGGTCTGCCACACGTCGTAGCAGCCCTTGCCGGTCAGGTTGCCGCCATTATGATGCAGGACGATCTTGTCGATCTTGCATCCCTGACGGCCCTTGGTCATGTGCGTGGCGAGGATGAGATTCTCGTCAGCCTCCAGATTCTCCCATGATTTCATATGTTTCCTCCTTTTTTGATGGTTTTATGCCACTGCGAGCGTCCATATCATGACGGCCATCTCCAGCAGTCGCAGGAGCGGCAGCATGAGCAGAACGACGCAGACGAGCGCGAACGCGGCCAAAAGCAGCGTCACGACACAGGTAAGCCAGACCGGCACGTCATGGCCGCGCCACAACAGCCACGCCACCGCAAGCAGCAGCACGACGAACACGGCGGCAACGGACGTCAAAGCGAGTATGCTGGCCGTCATTGCCTGTCCTCCAAATATTTTTCGGCGGCGTTGACTATCCAGCATTGCGCGTCGAGTTTTTCGAGTTTCGCCAATTCGTATCTGACGGCCTCAGAATGGTCATGCTGCGCGTCGCCGTAGATCAGGCTGATGATCGTGTTCTTTATCGTGTCACGGCACAACTCATCCATACGATCATCGATTTTCTCGGTACGCTCGCCGAGCTGTCGGGTCTTGGCGAAATGCTGCGAGAGCGGCGAATCGTATGGCAACCGTTCCGGCTGCACGTGCGAGTACAGGCCGGTAGCCAGCGTTTCGAGAGCGCCCGGCCAGACTTTCAGGCCGAGCGTGATGAGCGCGCACGCGCCACCCACACCACCGAAACCCGCTAGAAAATTTTGCAGCACATTACATCTCCTTACAGGAAAGCCCCGCACGTGGCGGGGCTGTGGTTGGTTTAATACGGGTGGTCGGTGGCGGCGAACACGAGCGGCAGACCGGCATTAGTCAGAACGTCATATGCAGCCGGATCACAGACAGCGACCCCGACCGGATTCCACGGGGTAGTGTCGAAATATTGGATGACACGTTTTGTTCCGACGATCCGATAGACGCGATACCGGTCGCGCACGGTACCGACTGGGGGGAAACCTGTCGAATCTTCCGAGCCGAGCGCAGAGAGATAACCTTTTGCGGACTCGATGATGAACATGGCGCCCGTAGTCGCAGGATTGACAATGCCGCCAAAACTGACCGGCTTTCTGTTGGGACTGTATGTCCACGTGCCATCAGCGTTTTCGGTGACGGCACAGTCACCCCAGACCGTCATTTTCTTCTGCGCTTTGGGGTCTTTAGCGAGATTCCTGATCCTCACGCGGCCACCCCCAGACCGAGGTCTAGTAGATTGCCGTGTCCTTGGCGAAGCAGACGACGCCCAAGGCTTGCATGACCCGCCAATCCTCGTCGCTGAAACATCCGATGCACGGTATGGTCACGTGCGCGCCCTTGGCGAGCAATATGCCGTCCCACCACCATCCATTCGTTGCGGGCATGGTGGCCGCGCCATTCGCGATGGTCACCTTCTCGCTCGTCGCGGTAACGCCGGATGACATGTCCGTGAGAATCGCGGAATACATGCCGGTCGTCGGCGAGACGGGCATAATATTGCCCCATACTCGCAAAAGCTGCGGGTCGTCCGCCGTGCCAATATAGGTCAATCCGTCCGTCCGCCCCTCGAAACCATTGTAGATAGGCTCGGTCGGCGCCGTCGCTTGATTTCTGAGTCTCATCGGCGACCACCAGCCTCAAGCTCAGTACGGCGCGGTCTGCGCGGTGAAGAAGCTTGGAAGCCCCCCCCCCCCGAAAACGAAAATGTCGTATGCGGGCTTGGATTCGATGGCGACGTTACGGCAAGTGGTCTTGTCCTGCGCCTGCGCCAGCATGCTCGTGGTCTTATCCAAATGGAATTCCGCTTCATTCACGGTTTCACCCAATATGGCGTAACGGTTCCAGCTGGTATCGCCCACGAAGAGTTTGCCGCCCGTCTTGCTGACATGCCAGTCACCTTGCGAGAAACTGCCGAAACGTACAGTGGAATCCGCCAGCACAGGATTCGAGTAGGCAAGTTTCCGTCTCATTCCAATTCCTTTCCGGTCAACAGCTTCCAACCGTCCCATTCCCTGCGCCATATTTCGCGGATACGGTCGATGAGGAAGCACATCACGTTGGCGTCCGACCCGACAGCGCCCGTATAATATTTCAAACCGTTATGCAGTTTTTCCGTGCGGCACCACAGACTGCCGACCGGAACCGTCGAAGGCTGGTCAGGCTGCACGAGAATCTGCTTGGCACCCAAAGCCTTGCCGTCCTCGGAAATCGACACGTGACAAGCGTTGAACGCATTCTTTTTAAGCACGGCGAGGAAATTCGAAGCGTCGCTCACGAAGCGCACCGTGCCGCCATTGATGTTCGCCACGGTGGAATCAGCCGTGGAAAGCGTCAAGGACGCGTCTTCGATATGACCGTCAGCGAAGACCTTCTGCGCGGACACACTGAGTTCGGGATGGTCGCTGTAAAGCGGTTGAGCCTGGAAGTCCACAGGTTTGAGCCACACGTCCACGAGCGTTTCGGCGGCTGGCGGCCACACCTGCACGCCATCGTAAAGCGCGTTCATCGGCACAGGCACGCCATTATTGGTCATATACGGGAGGCCGACTTTCACGCCGTTGAGCAGTACAACCATTTGTCAGGCCTCCTGAGAGGAGGCGGAATCAGTGGAATCGGCCGGCATGGTATCCGTCCCGTCCTCGCCAGACACGTCGGACGCCTTGTCCTGCACGCTCTTCACCGCCTCGTCAATCGCCGACAAAGCCTCATTCGCATGGGATTCCACGACCGTTTTTGATTCGGTGATGCTGTCGGCCACCGCCGTCACCTGCGCGCTGGCGGCCTGTGAAGCGTCAGACGCAGCCTGAGCGGCATCCGCAGCCTGCACGCTCGCCGCCTGCGCACCGGCAGCCGACGCCTGCGCAGCATTAGCCGCCTGAGCAGCCGCAGCCGACTGCGACTCCACCACGGCACGAGCACCGGTCAGATCCTCCAGAATCTGAGAAGCCACCGTCTTAGCCTGACCCTCCGGATAAAACACCATCTGACCCGGATTCGCCTTCGACATGGCCTGCGCCTCCTGCAAGCTGGACGCCAGCAGATACGTCAAAGCCGCACCAGTGTTAAGCGCCGGAGCCAAAGTACTCGAATCCACATCGACCAGGTCCGCGAACTCCACGGCCGTCGTACTGTCAGGCACGATCACGTAGCGTCGGAACTTCCACAGGTCCGTGTCCAGTCCGACGGTGACCTCGTAACAGAAGGTGTTGTCGGTCGGCGGAACCGTCACGGTCGCCTTGCCTTTCGCGTCGAGTGCGACTTCGAAGCCTTCCCGCACGACGATGCGTGAGTCGTTGCGGAAGCGTTCGGTGGGAATCACACTCACAGTAGCGTTGGACAAGTCAACGATGCCGCCTGCACTGGGTTTGCCGAAGTCGAAATTGATCTTAGTCATCCGTGTCCTCCTTTAGAACAGTGGTTTGAAAAACGGGTGGAAAACCCACAGGTCGGAACGTTTCGCCGGAACGATGCCGACTGTGGGTTTTCACAAGGTGAAAGGTAAGAAGAATGCTGTTGGGAACGTTCGTGGATGATGTCTGGTGGCCGTCCTGCGCGAGGCTCCGTGAATGCACAAGAGTGGGCTACGAATCGGCCTACCGTTGTCACATCCAGTCAAAGTGGGGTGATGTCGATATGGAGTCGATCACTGCACCAGATATCGAGGAATGGCTAGGCTCGTTCAAGCGGGCTGGCGCCGCACGGAAGGCTTGGGCCGTCCTGCGGGCGATACTGAGGCTCGCCTACCGGCGTGGCGTCACGGACAACGACGTGACCAGAAGGGAGATCCGTTTGCCGCATCTCCGCCGTTACGAGCCGCGGGTATTGGACGCACGCCAAGTGCGCCGCCTGCTGAAAGGCTTCTATGGCCACGCGTTGGAGGCGTGGCTGCTGGTCTCCGTATGCGCCGGATTGAGACGATGCGAGTCCGTCGGCATCGAATGGTCCGACCTGGACTTGAAGCGAGGCACGGTCACCGTCAAACGTTCCGTACAATGGGTCGCCGGTCATGAGACGGTCACCGACCCGAAAACCGACCAGAGCAGACGAACCGTGGCACTTCCCCGATTCGCAGTCAAAAGGCTCGCGCAGTTGAAACACGGCAGGAGCGGGCGGCTGGTCGGAGACCTGAACGCGAACCAGGTCGCCTCACACTACATGGCATGGTGTCGGCGGATGAAACTGCCCTGCGTGCCTCCTCGCAACCTGCGCCACACCTTCGGAACACTGGCGATTGCCGCCGGCGCCGACATCTCAGTGGTCGCGCGCCAGCTCGGACACAGCGACATCAAGACCACGGCCCGCTACTATCTGCGCCCGGATCTGTCGGTGCTGAAAAGTCTGCAACGGGCATGGGAGCGGCTCATTATCGGGGTCGCATAGCTTTCCGTAACCCTTGAACGGCAGATCTGGCATGGGCCCTACGGCATGACGGTACATCTCGCCAAGGTTGGAATGATGGCGTTCGCTTTTGGCAACACGTCCTTCACATCCGACATCAATTCCAACGGCCTGATCGTGAATGAGACGATGGCCGCCGGTTTCCTGCCGGAGGGTGAAGGCACGATACTGCTGGAAGGTGTGAACGGGCAGCATGGAGCCTTGTCCTTCGATTCTGACGGCAAGGTCACGATCAGCGGCAGCATGAACAGCGGATATTATTTCCGCGTCTGCGGCTGCTGGCCGGTGAAATAGCATTCCGTAACCCAG